TTTTTTTTTGGGATAACGCCCCCGCGGGGACAACCAGGACCGTTAACGTGTACCGCCACGACTGCGCCTAACCACAGGCTGGGGCCTCTCCTGGAATGAGAGAGGACGCATACCCATAGTCGGTTTTTAGCAGTTTAGCAAACATGGTGTGTTGAACAAACTCACCATATTTCACCCCCTCGATCAGGCGGGCAGCCTGATCTAATTCATCCGAAGTGATTCCATACCGGTTAGCAAAGAATTCAACTGGTATTTCTGGGTAACGGCTCTCCCCGAGCTGGTAGTAGCGTTCAGGGGCCAAGACCTCTTCAGTTCGTCTGAAACGAGAACGGAGGGCCAATACAATTGGGCAAGCGGGTTCATTCACATACCCACGGATAATTCCAGAGAAAAAGATATCCGCGAGTATCAACTCGCCACCCTTACCCTCCCGGAGCTCGTTGAATTGGTCGCGCTCCAGTCCGGGAAATTGTGTGGCTTGGAATATGTCATCGACACATCCAATAGATCGTATCATAGTGCCTCGATTTAGTGCGTGGTAAACTACACCATCCACCATGTACGGCGAGCGCTTTAGGAATTGCACTCTTTCAAGGATAACGGTCACTTCGGCAGTCATGGCAAAGCCACACACCGCACCAGCCCGCTGCACGGCTGCCTCCACCGCGCCGTCGGACTCCTGTGATGATATCCCCATACCGGATAGTTCCATTTGGTACCGCCACATACACTCTACTATGTCCACGTTACATAGGCTACCTAATAGAGTGGTCACAGTGGTACCACTACCCATAACCCTCCTGGTTGGTTTGAGCACCACACTCTGTGTGCAATCATTGGGATTGGACAGTATTACATCCTTGCGATGTTGCTGAGACCACTGGTCGGCTAATGCACCACCAATGGTATCCACGAGAAATTCATGGAACAACTGGAAGTAGCCATCACCAATGGAGTTATCGCAGGAAGCAATGTCGGTCATGATATACCGCCCGCTCCCATTGTGGTAAGTTGCCGTTGCACCATCGTCGCCAAATACTACGCTATACATTGTATTTCCAGCAGACCCATTGCATACGTACATAAGGGTGGTAAAAACTCGCTGGAGGCGCTCTGGGCTTGGATATAAACATAGCTCAACGTATTTGTAATCACGTTTATCGCCATATTGGAAATATTCAAACCATGAGCGTTCGCGTAGGTTGGTCTCGACGAACGTAACTTTAGTACCATCTGATCGCCAGACGCCATCCAGGCATTTCTTAACGAGATCGATGACCCAAGGTATAAAGATGCCATACTCTTCATAAGAAACAAAGAGTCGTGGAGCCTTCAGGTATTTTGCAATTTCGCGCTTTAGCTTAGCTTGTACTTTGAAGTGATATGTGTCTTCACCAGTCATCGCAAGCTTATACGCCTCATTATGATGCTTTCGCAAACTACCTTTCGGGTGTGGCAATGATACCCACCAATCTCGAAATGCATCCGGGTTGGTTGCCCAACATGCCTTCGCTTCTTTATATGCCATGGACACATCAGGGATAGCAGCCAATGCATAAGACATCATAGCTGACACCATAGTGCCTGTAGCCATAAAAGAGAATTGTTCAACGACATATGGGATTATGGACGCCGAGGATGACGAC